CCAGCTACAGTATTAACGTTACTAATTGACCCAGCAACAATCGTGATGTTTGCGTTGTTATCAGCACAGGTTTCCAGGTCAGCAACAATGTCCGTGGTAGCCAGAGTGTTCATGTCTGCCACAACATCAGTTGTACCAAGAATTGCCATATCAGCAATTACATCGGTAACGGCAAGCAGAGCCATATCAGCAACTGCATCAGCCGTACCAAGACGACCAATCTCAGTAGCTTTACCAGCAACAGTAGTTACATCAGAACTGATACCTGCAACAGTAGTTACATTACTAGAAATACCAGCCAAAGTGCTAATTGCATCCGTAGCTGTAGTACCATCTTCAATATCTGCCAGAGCGTTGATGTCTGTCATGTTGTCGGCACACGTTTCAAGCGCACCGCCAGACTGAGCCCCAGTTAGTGGGTCAGAAACTAGACCAAGATCCGTAAAGGTAGCTAGGTCATTAGCAACAACTTGAATATCGGCAAGCTGAGTTTGGTCAGGCGTGATGTTTTCGTAAACCGTACCATTGTAAGCACGAATAACATCCAAAGACGTGTTATAATAAAGATCACCTTCTGACAACGCAGATCCATCAGCCCGTGTAGTTGGGTTAGAAGCCGCGATCTGGTAAACATCACCAAAGTTATTTACCTCGTTAATGTTGTTTGCAACAGCATTGACATTGGTAATGCTATTGGCAACTGTTGTAACCTCAGTTGCACGGGGTACAAGTCGGTGGAAATTATATGTGTTAAGAGTTGCAGTAGTCTCTACAAGAACACCGTATCCTGCAGTAAGTTCGGTAGCACCACAGTTGTTAATAGTAACAGTATTACTGCCTTGACCATTAGCAATGGTAACAGTACCAGAAGCAGGAGTTCTAGTAGTTTGAATTTCTAAAATACTAACAATTGTTCCCGCACCGTTATTTACATCAGGGTTAGCGGCTGGGAAACTGGTTTCATCCGCAATAGGAACAAAACCACCAACATCATCAACAATGTCAATGATGCGAGCGTCAATAGCTGCAGTAGTAGCAATAAATGAATCACTACCACTCCAGGCGTTACCGCTAGAAATAGTCTCAGTACTGTCCTGACGGAAATATCTGGAGTCTGCTGCGGACGTTGTATAGAAGGTCTGATCATTTGCGGTTAAACCTGCAACTTCAGATGCTGTCACAATCGCAGCATCATCAATCTTGTCAATAGTTACCGCATCATCAGCAATTTTTACGGTAGAAACTGCAGAGTCCGCTATCTTTCCAGTAGTGATATTATCATCAGCCAGTTTATCTGTAGTAATAGCACTAGCCGCAACTTTTGCCGTAGTTACATTGGCATCAGCAATTTTTGCAGTAGTAACGTTACTGTCAGCAATTTTTGCAGTAGTAACGTTTGCATCTGCAATTTTATCTGTGGTAATCTGCAAATCACCAATGTGAGCTGTATCAATCGACCCATCTACATAATGTTCGGAGTCAATAGAATCATCAGCGATCTTTGCATTAGTTACTGCATCAGCAGCAATCTTAGCAGTAGTAACTTGCAGATCACCAATGTGAACGGTGTCAATAGAACCGTCAACATAGTGCTCTGAATCAACCGCATTGTCCGCCAGTTTTGCACCCGTAACTGCATCAGCATCAAGCTTAGCCGTGGTGACAGCACCATCGGTAAGCTCAGCAGTGTCAATCTGACCGTCAGTAACAGCAATAGTAATTTGACCACTGCCAGGACTGTTGTCCGTAACAGTGATCGCGTTACCAGCCACTACATCAGTAGTCAAGGCAGTATCAATTTTGACGTCAATACGTGCTTCAGTTGCGCCAGTAGTTGCAACTTTGTCATCATTTGACACCCAAGTCTCAGTTGAGCTGATAGTGTCAACAGTTTTATCCCAGATGTTTTCTCGAATTTCTTCAACACTGTACAGGACCTGAGACTGGTTGTCATTCAGGTCCGTATGGCGTACAGAGCTGCCTGCGTAAAACGTAGCTTCAGGAGATGAAGCATCAGTTTCACGGGCAATACGGATATTTGCATTGATTGCCGGGGCAGTAACAAATTGTACTTGTGTAGCTGAAGCGAAGGTCCAATCAGTAACGTAAGTTTTTAATACCTCGTCCACATAAACTTTTACGTGGGCTTGGTCTAGATATGGGAATGTGAAACTGAAGACAGTGGTGGAGTTGTCCCCAGTGTGTGTATTGTAAGTAAGTGCCATTCGCTATAAATGGGTTATTTGTTAGTTAGGGGGAATGGTGGTACTTGAGAAGCGCGTTGAGAGGTAATGTTAACGTCACGCTGATAGCTGCGAGAATCAACCTCAATACGGTTGCTCAGTTCACTTTCAGCCATACGCTTCGCATTAAGCAACGCAAGATCTAGTTCGTTGTAAAGGTTGCCCCATTGTTTAGGGTCCACACCACCTTCAGGATTCTTTGCACGTGCTTCAAATAGACCACGTTTCCATTCATCAGCAGGATACTTTTGCATGATTTGTTTAAGGTCACGCAAGAAGTTTTTCTGCTCACCCATTAGACTCAGCAGTTCAGCTCGCTCGGTATCAGTGTACCTAGCACCGTCAGAACTAGAGGTGAATTGAGCACGGGCATCATATTCAATATCAATCAGGTATTGTTTTTCCGGGCTAATACCGTCACGGATCTTAAACGGTGCAACAGCATTCCACAGACGGGTCATGATGTCTTGCGGATAACCAACAAGCTTACCATCAATCCAGTCATATTTTTTCGCCAGTTCTCCAGGGACACCAAACTCATCCAAGAACCTGTTACGGTTACGCAGGTGGTTGGCAAAGGTCTCTTCAAACTCACGAAGTGCAGGACTCATCAAACGGCTAAACTCAGAACGAGCGTTGCTCAAGGGCACGGTTGCACTAGCAAAGCTGGCAGCAAACCGGGTGATAGCAGCAGGGTTACCAGACAACACGTCAAACATGGGTTCCATAGGTGCCAGCATCGACTTGTTAGTCAGGTTGGCGCTAAGCAGGAAACCAGCACGGTTCATAAAACCTTGCAGATCCATCTCACCCAAGGAATCAAAGTTATCCATAACGTCAGCAGTCAGAGCCAGCCAGTCAGAAATCGGACCCAGACCGTCATAACTATACCACTTACCATCCATACCTTTGATGCTTCGCGGTGCCCAATCAAACTCACGGCGTGACCGTTGAACAGTCTTGTCGTAGTGACCGTTACCATGAATACGATCATTCAGGAACAAACCAGCAGCCATCATAACTGCAGTGGTACCAATAGCCTTGCGACCAAGAACCTCTGCACGAAGGCTAGCGAACTCTTGGAACAGGTTACCGTCAACCGGCTTTTTATGTTGCCTCAGCAGCTGCATCATTTCGTCGGAAGTAAACTCATCCAGCTTCTTAAAAGCTAGGTCGTTATACTCACGCTGAAACAGTGAAACAGGGCTAAACTTGTCAAACAAGCTAACCACGTTAGCAGAAGTTTTAGGGAACAATAAGAATGGCTTAATAGCAGGGTTACGAGCGATAAACGCACCTAATGCTTGAGCGCCAGCGTTATCCAACGACAGGGCGATTTCCTTACTTGCGTAGTCAACCGACTCATCGTTAATCAAACCATCTTTGCCAAACATGTCGGCGTAGATGTTGTCGCTAGCATCTTTGTAGGTAAGACCGTTTAGAGGTACATCACCGTCGATAAACTTATCCCATGCACGTCCACGGGCTTGAACGTTAGCTTCCACAGCACGGGTAAAACCGTCCATGGCACTCATAGCGTTAGCACCAAACCTAAGAACAGGGTTGTTGCTCAAATTACGCAGTTCATTGGCATGGTGCCACAAAACCATAGGACCGTCGTTACCATCCTTAGCATATGCTTCTGCAATAGAGAGCAACGCATCCATTTGGTTATCCTGTGCAATAGCAATGTCAGGACGCATGATGTAGCTAACGGACGTAGGATCCGTAGATGCCTTACGGAACACATGTCCCATGTGCTTAGCACCTTTTTGGAACGTGTCAACAACAGCAGAATACTGATACCAACCACGTTTAATGGTCTTCAATGCAGCATCACCATCACCCAACACAAACCGTCCAGCAGCACCGGCAAACACCGACACAGGCTTAGCCAGCATCAAAGCAGCGTTACCCATAACAGCTTTACTAGGAGTACCAAATGAGGTCAAGTAGCTGTTGTAGATATTGGACCACATGCCCTGAACCAAAACGTTAGGGATCTCAGGATGATTATCTTGGAAAGCTTTAGTGACTTTAGACAAGCTTTGATGCATAAAGTCATTCAGCTTACCCATCGTATCAACACTACCGTCACTAAACTCCCATGCAAGCATCAGTGGCTTAAGGAACTCAGGGTTCAGGTCGTTAATACGGCGAAGCTCATCCACCGTGGTTTTAGCCCGAGGAATCAGATCTCGCAGAGCGTCTTGGGTTTTAGCCCGTGCATTCTCAGAGATCTCTAGCAGTTTTTCAGGATCTTTCTCAACCAACATCCGTGCCCTATCCCACAACTTAAGGTTTGCAAGACCGGCACCACGCTGGTAAGAAGCTAGACCTTTCTCAACTAGCAAGTATTCCATGCGATCAAGAATCATCTCTTGAACACGGGAGATAGCATTATCACCTTCCAGGTGTCGCACACCCTCAGCCATATCAGACACTTGACCAGCCATAGAGGTAGTCAGATATGCCTGTGCTTTAATGGTATCCATGTTCATGAACTCATCCATATACTTACGGATAGACTTGAACACAGCCTCATAAGCCAGCTGGTTAATGGGGCGGACAGTACCTTCCATGGTGTTGACGGTATCACGGAAGTTGTCCAAAGTTTTCTTGAGTGACCCCTTATCCATACGGGGGTCCATCATTGCTTCGGACAGGGCTTCAGCAGCTTCATCACGTTGCTTAGCAGTGATAGTACCGGCAATACCTTTATAATCGTAATCACCACCTTCTTTGATGGCTTCGGTAATACCTTTAATCAGGACACGACCCTCAAGGTTGTCAGGTGCAAGACCATACTTAAGTGCAG